TTGTTTTTCATTTCTTTAGCCAGCGTAATAGTGTCGCCTAGAAATACGTTCACTTGCCCTTCTTTACTACTAAGAACGGAAGCCCATCGCCTCTAGCTTGCCGTTGCACTACGGTAATGCGTTCGCCATTGTATTCGGTGTAGGCGGTTTTTGCGCTACCCATAATTCCCAATACTTGCGATTTCATCTTGGTAAGTTTTTCTTTTGCTCGGTCGTATTCCTCTTGCGCTTGGGCTATCTGCCAGACGTCTTCAATTTCTACGGCGACGTCTTCGATGTTTGGATTCTCGGCGCGAACCGCGTTGTAGGTTGCTTCCGAACCATCCCAATCGGGTTTAGTGCCAGTCTGTAGGTTATTCCAAAACGCCAGCGCTGCCTTGCGTTGCTCGCCAATCTGGAATTCGTCGCGTGTAATTTCTTGCTCAAACCAGTCCATTCCGACTAGGCCGATAAGAATGGCACGCTGTAAATCTAGGATTCCTAGGTAGTGCTGCACTTGCGCTTCGTATTGCGGTGGAAGTTGCTCCCAGTAGTTGCGCGAAGTTTTTACTTCTAGAACTATCCATTCCTTAGTATCTGGGTTATGAGCTAGTGCATCTGGATTGGCGTGTAGGTGCGGTCTATCCCTATCCTGGTAGGTTCCGGTAGTGAAGACTTCCCATTCGGGATTGCGTTCTTGCCATAGTTGAAGAATAGGTTCTTCCAAAACTTGGCCTAGACGCATTGCGAAATTCTGCACCGGCAGGGTAGGGATAAGGCCGGACCGCTTGGCCCATAGGGCGTAGGCAGACTCCCAAGGATTTAGTCCAAGGATGGTTCCGATTTCACTACCGCCAATACCGCCTTTTCTGGCGTCGTGCCACTCCTGAGAGCCGTTTTCGTAGGTTCCTAGTAGTAAACCATTCCCAAAAGTTTTCGGCGCGTGTAATCGCATTTTCAAGCCTTCCTCTAATAGGCTTACTCTACTGTGGACTATCGACATTTTGATACGCCGTTTATTGAGTTCCTTCGGGTAATTCATAAAGCCGGCCGCGTGCCTTGCGATGGAAGGGCTTATTTGTTTTTCCCCGAAGATCTGCCGAACCCAGAAGAAAAGAAACTGGTTACCAAGATTGCTAAGAAACTATGCGGGGAATGCCCAATAAAGCAAGAATGTTTTACCTATGCGATTGAATCAAATCAGCGACACGGTATTTGGGGTGGCACTTCGCCTAGCGAACGTTAGTCCTTTTTGAAGGCTACCGAAGTAAGAAGGCTAAGTAGTCCAGCGCCTAGTGATACCGAAGCAAGACCAGCCCAGTCAATAGTAAATAGGCCAACGCTGCCAGATCCTAAGAAGGCGATGGCTGCCTGGGCAACGGTCTTTACGGAGCGCTCACCGGCGTAGTTCCAAAATTCCCAGCTAAAGAGTTTCATCTTCCTTCTTCCATAGTTTTACGTCTTCATAAGTTGCGAATGCGGTGTAGGCAGTCAAGATAATACTAATAAGCGCAACGCCGCCTACGATAAGTTCCCGACTAACAGACGTGTCCGAAGCGTAGGTTACCGCGCCGAAGATAATCATAGTGGCCGCGATTGCGAAGCTCATATAGATAAGCCTACGCCTATGCTTCCAGCTAGGCATCGGTTCTACCGCACTTATCGCAATAGCTAATCTGCTCATCTATAAAAACTTCTGGGTCGAACACTACGCCCGCGAATACAGATTTCTGGGTAGGGCCGATAGTTAGGTGAAGGTGAGCGCCACGGCTTGCGTTTCCGGTATTGCCGACACGGCCTACGACGTCGCCCATAGCGACCTTAGCGCCAGGCTTTAGCTTCGGTTCTTCGTTTAGGTGGCAGTAGCCGATAAAGACGGCCTTCTTCTTGATTGCATCCCAGCCAGATTGAACCAAAACCCAACCTAAAATGTCCGACCATTGCACTAGCTTTACCGTGCCGTCGGTTACGGCTGGAATGTTGGTTCTTGCCCTAGGTGCATAGTCCAAGCCACGGTGGGCAGTAGGGCGATTGGCAGTTGCGCCAAAGCGCGAAGTAATAGTTTTCTTATTGAATGGGTGTCGCCAGCTCATCGTATTAGCGCCCATAGTGCAGCAACAAAGCCAGATAATCCAGCGCCTAGCGCGGAAAAGGCTAGTTTCTCTATCCACTCGAAGCGGGCTAGTTTCTGCTCTACGGCATTCATTCGATTAGGCAAGTCTTTTAGGTTCTTTATGTCTGCCACGATTTCAATTTGAACCGCTTGCAGCTCTACTAGCTTTTCGTAAATGTCGCGCTGAGTAATGCGGACCGAACCGGTGGTTTCTTCTGGCATAGCTAAATTTTAGCTTAGGTTATGCAACCGTCGTAACTCTTACGGACGAAGTAGCGCCTGAGCCAATGGCGAAAAGCGAATCATCGGCGTTTAGTTGAAATACCGTTGTATTAGTCTTGCTTAGTTTGATTCCATTAGCAGCGGTTACGGCAGATCCGCCAACATATACCGCGGTATCACCGTCGTAGTCGCCATCTTGGACGTAGACCAGTTTTGTATCTTGGGTATTGCCCGATAGAAGGGTTCTAGCGGTTCCTACTGATACGGCTGAATTAGTTACTGGCATTATGCACCTACCAATGCTTTAGCTTCGGCTTCGGTTAGACCTAGTGCCTTTAGTTTGTTCAAAGCTGATGCCTTAGCAGCGGCTTCGGCAGCGACCTTGGCTTCCTGAGCTTCTTGCGCAGCCTGAGCCTGAATTGCCATTTGCTCACGCTCGGCAATTTCTTCGGCGGTTAGTGGCACGATGGACTCACGCTCACCCGCTGGCTTGCTCAAATCCACAATTATTTTGACTGGGGTTTCCATTGTTCTATCCTATCTAAGAGATGATGTAAAGGCTTGCGGTTGAGTGCTGACTGAAAGTAGTGTCTTGAATCTTTAGTTTGACTGCCGTTACCGCACTAGAAGAATTGTAACGACCTGCAAAAATTCCAATGTAAGCCTCTGTTGCATTATTTTCCATCGCCCTATCAACAGAAAAAGACTTAGTACTAGAACTAGCGTAATTTGCAACATAAATACTAAAAGATGCTGGAGTGTTAGCGGTATTGCTCGGAATAGAAACCTGTCCTAGCTGTATTCCGTCATCACCTGTATCCCCAGTATTTGTTCCAGAACTTGCAGAACTACCACTGCCTTGTAATCTTCTTCCGCTCAAATTCAGCTCATCATCATTTAGGTTGAAGATAAGTTGCTTGTAGTTATTGGCAGGGTCAATAGGGCTAACCAATAGCAACAAGTCCTTGCCTGTGCCAGCTATCCCAGTAAATTCAATCGAAGCAGCACCGCCCGCACCGACCGTTACCGTTGAAACCAAAGTCATAGCCATATTAGCTCACTATTCCGTATAGGTGAAAAGAACTTCCGATAGCAAATTGTCCAGCGCTCGCTTCAATAAGAGCCTGAACGCTAGTTATTGCTGCAGTATTGGCCCAACGCCCCGCATACATTCCCACGCCACGATTAGCTACATTGGCCCTAGACAGAATCGTTTTGTGCTTATCCGTTGCTGAATAGTCCATAAATTGGACAATGCTCAATCCTTGTTGTGCCGCAGTATTACCAAATGGAATGTCTAAATCTGTATAAAAGAAGGTTGTAGAAACGCTACGACTATCGGTATTCGTTCCATCGCCGCTAGCTTTTAGAGTCGTGTAATTAGAACCAGTATCGCCATTTAGTCGTATTACAACATTAGAGTTTTCTGGATTCGTGTTTAGTAAGTTGCCGCAAACTAAAACTAGGTCCCGATAGGTTGCAGGGATAGAAGAAAAAGTTACGCTTGAAGCGGCAGACGTTAGAACATTACTTGCTATCAAATCATAAGTCGGGGTTGGCATTTATTTCACTCCATATAAACTAAAACGACTGCCAGCAAGCCAATTCGGTCCAACATTTTGATCTAGGCTTATGCTGGTTACCGCTGCTGTATTTACCCATAAACCAGAAGTCAAACGGACAAGCTGATTAGCAGAACCATTGCGAGCTGCATAGTGTCGAATTGTTTTGTTTTTATTTGTATCAAAAGCATCGAGTATATCCATTACAAGCAAGCCGAATGAACCGGAAGTGTCGGTGTTTCCTGGAAAAGCATCAACATCCCAAATATTATCTCCTGTGGAAGCTGCGCTTGTAACGGTAGAACCATTTCCGACTAATCTGTGGGAAGCATAATTAGTTCCAGAGTCAGCATTTAGTCGCATACGTAAAGAATCTGTAGCAGCGGCTCTAGTTGAACGCATTACTGCTCGAAGGTGTAGGTGTCTATAACCAGTCGTTGGTATAGATGAAAAAGTTACGCTGGCCGTATCGCTGCCAAGAATAGTGCTTTCGAGTAGTTCAAAGGAACTAGCAGCGCTGCTTGGCGGAACTTGACTATTTAGAATGCCTAGAAGTATAAAGCTCATTACACCCTGCTTACGTTTCCAATGATTCGGTAAGAATCTGTATCTACGCAAAAAATAGAAACCGCACCATATCTAGTTCCAGCGATAAAAGTTCCAGAGGTTGCAGAAGTTCCAGCAGCCGCAAGCGTAGCTCCATTGGTTGTAAAACTGGTGGCAGTTCCGTCATTGAAAATTTGAACTTGCTGCCCGATTGGAAAATCGGTAGCGGTAGATACCGTAATGGTTACGCCATTAGTAAATCTAAGATAAGCACCAGCGTCGGCGGTGCTAAGGGTATAAGTAGTTGCGGTGGAAGTTGTAATTGCAGTTGCCGCGCTAATGGTTACTTCACCTGAAACGCCGCCACCAGTCAATCCATAACCAGCGTTTACGGCAGTAATGTCGCCTGGGCTAGAAACGTCTGCCCAAGCCGTGCCGTAAACCTGAAGTTTCGCAGCATCGGTTAGGTAGGTAACCATTCCAGCGGTGGGGGTTCCAATTGCGGAGCTACGTGCAGCGGTTCCACCGAAAACCATAACGGCTTGATCCATTAGGTAATCGTTTACGTCCGTGGCGCTTAGAACCGTTGCCGGTTGAAATACTTTACGACCTGCCATTTTTTCCTTACCAGCCTAACAATGCTACGTCTAGTTTACCGAACTCTGGGTCGTCCAAGATTAGCAACGCTCCGGCTACCGCCTCTAGCCCTATCTCCATTATTTCTTGATTATCCGCGAAGCTATTGCCTAAGCGAATGACCTTGCCATAACGTTCGATAGTTGGCGGAATGCCGCTTGGAGTAAAGTCTACCCGAACCACGTCGCCTAGTTCTAGATCTAGCAAGTCTGCGCGGTCGGCTGGACTAACCAGCTTTAGGTTTACGGATAGACTCTCAAACCGGTATTCGGGAGCGTCGTAGCGGGTTAGCAAAAAGTCGCCTAGGGTCTGCAGGTCGGACGTATTTTTAAGAAGTGTATTGCGGGTTGCGTCACGTTCCCCATAAAGGCCAATGGAAGAATCAGATTTGACTAAAATTTGGTTTGTAAGATTTTCGACCGTCCACGCGTTGAACAATAGTTCCGAACCGAAGATAACCTTTACCGCCGTGTAGCTAATCGCCGTGCCGTCGTCGCTAAGAATTACGTCGCCAGTTCTAAAACTTTGATTACGACCGACGAATTTTACGTTACCAGTCTTGGAAACGAATAGGTCGCCTGGTTCGCTATCGGTCATAAGTTGCAATAGGCCTAGAGCGTTTGTTCCATCGTTTACCGTGCTGCCAGCTAGAACCGCGGTAGAAACGTCTAAATCGCGTTTTGAGCTAGGCCAATTTATGTTATTTAGAACTTGGTTTAGCTGGTTGTCTACGGTGGCTTCTGTAAGCGTTAGGGTTTCAGTTTCTAGGTTGGCCAGGTTTGCGATACCGTCGAAGGCCATTGCTGTAGCTACTGAGTTACCACCAGCGTTGTAATCAATATTCCAATCGTCGATAGTGCCTTCGAATTGAATTACGTTATCTACTGAAATTCTTATTTGTCTTCGCGGTTCTACCTGCCCGAAGTAAGGCGAAGCCGCATAGGTTGGGTCGAATGTGCGGTCGTTGTTATTGAACTCTACGCGGGCTTGGCCAGATCCGTAGCGATCTAGTTCCCTTGACTTACCGCGAGTAATGCCGAAGGCGCGAACGTAAGGCGTTACCTCTACTAGAACTTCGCCACCACCTAGCACGCCTAGCGGAGAATCAAGAACGCCAAGAACTGGGTCGTCAAGCGTAAAGAACGGAGCCGACGCACCCGACTCCGTAAAACCTAGTTCTACCTTTATGCTCACGCTGAAACGAATACCCTTCCAGATACCGATTCGTAACGCTTAATAGCGTTTACGACTTCGCGGCCGATGCTAACAGGGTCGGAACCCATTCCAGCATTTACGTTTACGTTATAGGTGTATTGGTCGCCCATTCCGCCGCTGTATTTCTGTAGCGTGGATTCGAATCGATCTAGCGGCATTACGACTTCTGGGCCGCCTTCGCCAACTACTGCAAGAGTCGCCTGGTCTACGAATCCGCCCTTAGCAAGTCCAATAGGAAGCAAGCCCTTTTCTGCAACCTGCGAACTTACGGAAGTAATGCGGTCTTTTAGTTCTGTTATTGTCGTGCCTAGTGGCGTTACGACTTGCATCCCCTTAGCAATAGCGCGCTCTACCGCGGCGGCAACCGATTCAGGGGTTCCGCCAATAGTTGTAGACATTCCGGTTCTTGGGTCTATTACCGTAGTTTGACCAGTTAGCGCGTCGATGGCTTGCTGGAACGAACCGCCAAATAATGAGTTCTGGACTTCTTCCATCGCTTCAATGGTGTTAGCACCCATATAACGATAAATGGCGTTTAGGTCGTCCGTGGCTCTGCCGACGTCGAACATTTCACCGGTAACGTCTGGTATTAGAACTTGCTGGCCCATTCCGGTATAGCTCTGTAGAAGGTTGCCCTTCTTATCAAAAGTAGCGAATAGGCCTTCGGTTTCTTCTGCCATTCGCCGCACTTGGTCTACCGTAAGTTTTACGGTTTCTTCCATCGACTTACCGGCAATTCCTGGAATGCTGCTAATTACGGTAATGCTCTTATCGAATGCGGTTTCGATTTTGCTTGCCGCGCTGGTCGTGTAAGTAGCAAGCTGGTCGGCTGCGTCTTTGACTAGGTAGGCGGAATTATTTATTCCGTCCGCCAGTCCAGTTGTTACATCTTCGCCGATTGCGAAGAAAACCTTAGACGGCGAGCGAATGCCAAGGAAGTCTTTTACTCCCTTTACGCCACTATCTACTACGTCAATTAGCGCGCGACCAATTTTGCTTCCGAAGTTTGCAATGCCGTCTACTAATCCAGTTATTAGATCTTGCCCAGCCCTGAAAAGCAAGGTAGCGAATCCGCTAACGCCCTTGATAATAGTGTCGCGAATTTTTACGAAGGTATCGCTAAAGAACTTAGATAGTGCATTTAGGCCATCGTTTACGGCCTTTACGGTGTCGTTCCAGGTTGCGGTAATAGCACCGCCAAGCCATTCGAAGAAGTCG